CTGCTATATATTTAGAAGCATTAACATTGTTATATGAAAGTAGTCCAGATGGGCATCAAATTAATAATAAAGTTATAGAGCATATGAATAATATGTATACTGTTCCATTTAATAACCCTAAAACTTATATGAACTTTTTAGGATTTAAATTTTCTCCTGAAAAATTTGCAGGTGGTGTTATAAATAAATATACTTTTAATTTAAGTGAAGAACAAATACAGCACAAAATAAGTGTACTTGCATCTTATTTAACTTTTAAACACATTGGAGGTCTAAAAGGTGCATTTACTAATTTAGGTGGTGCTATGAAACATCTTACAAAAGGTGGATACGATTCTTTTATGTTAGCTAAAGATGTCTATGATAAAAGAAATGAAAATGGTTATTCTGATTTAATATCTCGTTCAGGTGTTATTGATTTTAATGACTTCTTTAGTGAAAGTATGGTAAGTAATATTGTTAAAGATGAAATTGAAAGTGTAACTGCTCAAAATATATTAGGTGAAATGTTAAACCATTATAAAAGAACTAGCAAAGTTCCAGCAGTTAGAAAAAATCTTATACAATCTGAAAGAATGAAAAATAAAACTTATGCTAAATCTTACAATCAAATGTTAGAAAATATATATATGCATTTAAGTAAATCTAGAGCAATCGATAGAGCAGATAGAAGAATTGTTATTTTAGATGAAAAAAGAGCAAAAAGTAGATTAAAAGCTGTAAAGGAAAGAAACAACAAAAGAAGAGCAAATAATTTAGCAAACGCTTCTATAAACGCTCAGTTTCAAATATCAAAATTTTTAGACAAAGATGCAACAGGATTTAAAAAACTTTGGAATAAAAGAGTGGGCGCACAAAAAACTTATAGATTTTGGATTAAATTTATATCTAGAGGCGGTATATTTACTATGGGAACTACAGAAGAATACATAAGAAGCATGGCTTTTATAATGGGAGTAGAACATGGTAAAAGACAAGGTCACTTGCCTTCTAAAAATTTAAAAGATTACACAGAAAAAGAAGAAGGTATGGCTATTGCATACGGTGAGCATTTTTCTAGAATATATAACTTTGGTTTATCAACTACTGATGTAGGAGAAGCAAACTATGGAGCTTTTGGAAATATATTTGGTAAATTTAAATACTGGTCTCAACAAAATATGGGTTCTGAAATTAATATAGTGCAAGAAGCTTTTAGAGCTGTAAGAGATACAGAAGATGTTATAGCTGGTGAAAGTAAAAGATTAAGAGAAGCATTTAGAATTTTAAAAATTATGCTTACAACAAAAGGAAAAGACTTAAGAATTACTAATCAAGAAATTGCACAATTAAGAACCTTTATAACAATAGGGGGTTTGGCTACAGTTATTAGTGATTTAATTTTATATGGCCCTATACCAGCACTTAGACTTATTAGATATGGAACTGGAGGAGGACAAACAGTTGGTGCAAGACAGTTTAGTTCGGACCTTTTATCTATAACTATATTCTTTACAGTAACTTTACCTTATATGATATTAGCAGGAGAAGATGAAGAAAAAATGGAAAAAGAATTTAATAATAGTTTTTTTAGAAAGTTATTTGGTTATGGTCCAAACTTTTTATATGATTCAACTCTAATGATTCTAGCTGCATTAGGTGGTTATGGTGAGATTGCTTTAAATAAAGCAAGAGGTCTTACAAGAAATGTTCCAGGTTTACAACCTACTTATGATGCATTTATGAATATATTTGGTGATTAAGTAAACCAGATACAAGCAAAAAAAGTTCCACACAATAATAAACTAACTATTATAAAGATAGCCTCAATCATTAATAAAACTTTTAAATCTATGGTTTATAAGTAAGGTTCTAAATTTAACGTCTTCTATGTCTAATCCGTGTTTATTTATATAATTTTCTATTTGCAAAGCAGCAACATCTTTTGATATATTTTTTGCTTTCTTTGCAGCATTTACAAGCATACTTGTTATTGCTTCTTTAGTTTTTTCCATTGTCTTCTCCAATTAATTTTAAAAAATCTTCTATTTCTACAGCAACATATGTTTTAGTTCTATTTCTTTTAAACACTAATACTGGTGTTCTGTCATTACTATTATCTTCTGCCTGTTGCAATGAAGACCATATGTTTAATCGCTCTTGATTTTTACACTCAAAACTATAAGGTATAGATTTTCTTGCAGCAGGGGAGAGCTTGATGTCCTCACCCGACTCTCCCATAATTGCTGACTTTATATCATCTTGCTCAAGAAAGGGAAAGCAAGATAATAACCTATCCCTTACAAAGTCTTGTAGTTTTCTACCCTTCGCTTTTTTCGAAGCTGTCTTCAAAATCAAAAACCTTTTCTACTCTTTCTCTAGTAACACGTTTATATCCAAACTTTTCACAAAGTCTGCTATACTTAGCAATAAACATTTTTAATCTTTCTTCCATCATATCTAATGCATCGTTATTAAGTTGAATAGAACGTTCCTTAAATTTTTGTTTTATAAACTTTTTAGAAATGTTCATTACAAACCCAATCTTTGTTTAAGTTTTGCAACAGTATTTTCTAATTCATCTAGTCTTTGTTCGTGCTCAATAACTTCTGTAGCAATACCTGCTACATTAACAGACGTTTCTTTTACCTCTCTAGATAAATCTTTACTTTGTGTTTTCTTTTGACTCTTTTCCGCCATCAGATTCTCCTTGTTTTTGATATTTACCTTTTAAAAATAAAAGAAATTCATTATAATCATTGTTAAAAGTTACATAATCTGTTAATGTTTGAGATAAGTTATTAACTGCATTTTGCATACCTTGTTCTAATCTAGAAACAATTCCATGTAATTCACTTACAGTTAATTCTTTTTTCTCTTGCTTTTTTTGTTTAGTCATTTTATCTCCTTTTGATTCAGCAGGGAGTTTCCCCCCTGCATAAATCGATTTATATGTTAAGTAACATTAAAATCAGCAACAATAAGTTAATTAATTAAAATAACTTATGCAACATATTTTAATAAGTTGTCTGTTATGCTGCTGTTATGTTCAAAAGATGATACTGTAGGTTTCTCTTCGTGCCATAGTACATTTGTACATGCATTATAAAAATCCCATAATGTAGCATTTTCTTCATTTTGATACATATCATTTAAGAACTTAGTTGTTATCTTGCCCCACAATGTAACTGGAATATGATTTAAAAGATTACATCTTATTTCAGTAAGAAGGTCTACATCACAATTTGTTTCTGTCATGACTCGCATTCTTTTTGCAACTTCTTCTATATTATGACCACAATTGTCTACAACTTTAGCAGACTTAATTATTTGGTCTTCATAACCTTCAGATGTTTTATCATGTTTAAACTTAACAAGATTCATAAAGTCCTTAGTTATCATACCATTAGTACAGGCAAGTCTAATTAAGAATGTTCTAAATTGTAAAGCTGTAGAACCGTCATAACTATTCCAGAAACCCATACCTAAAGCAATATCGTCATCTTTTGCTATATTTGCTTTTTCAGTATCAGCTTGCATAAAATACATAAACCTTCTACCGTCAAAGAACTCTTTAGTAAATTTCCAATCATGTTTAGATTCAGTAGCAATCTGATGTGCTAAATCTTTAACATCATTATTAGGCACTAACATATACTTTTGACTTACAATTCCACATTCTTTCCAAGTTGGAACACCCTTTTCTGGATTATTGTATCTTTGTACAGCAAAAGCTGATGATGATATGCCCTCATAATCTAGAGGGACTTTTCTTATTTCTCCATACGGATACATACTTGACTCCTTTCTTAACTGTTTAATACAGTCTTAGTCATTTTTAAGTTATCTACTTTAAGAACAGCGTTAAATTGTTCTTTCTCACGATTTGCAGTAGTTGCTACGTTAATATGTGTAATAGTTCCATCAGGTCCTTTTCTAGAACTTAATGATAATATTTTACTAGCATTGTAAGCAATTCTAAAAGAACCACGAACAGATGCTATATTCATACCTTCAGTCATAGCAGTTTTTGTTATTTCACAGATAGCAAATACAACAATATTATTTCTAATAGCAACTTCAGTTAATGCTTGTGCTATTTCTTCCATCTTTAGATTTAAGTCTTTATGTTTTGATTGCATTAAACCCATATGGTCAATAACTACAATTTCTGGTTTAATAGGTAACATATTTACTTTCTTTTCTAACTCTAAAGCCATACATGGAGCATAATCAACATACAACCATTTAAAAGAATCACTAATACCTTGCATATTACTTGCATAATATTGTCTTATTTCATCTTCTGTCCAGCCTTTTTCTATTTGGATAAACCTTTGCCATATTTGTCTTGCACTCATTTCCATTTCAAGAAAATAAGTAGGCTTTTTTAAGTTGTTTACCCAGTTTTGAATAAGCATAGTTTTCATAGTTTTTGGTGGTGCCTGCACAACTACAAGCTCACCAGGATATATAGGAAAATCTACACCATAAGCTTCACCTATATTAATTGGTTTTAAATCACTGCGATAGAAATTAATTAAAGCACTTTCCATTTGTTCAGCAGACATTAAACTTGTTGTTTTTTTAGATTTATATATTTTGCATGTAGATTTACAGAAACTATCCATAACTGTATCCATACAGCCATACCTGTAGCCTTGACCGTTATGTCCTGTGTATGTATCTGTTATTATCTTTTCTAACTCGTCTGTTGTAAATGGTTTATCATGCCTATCAACTCTTTCTCGCCAATTTTCCATAATAAGTCTTACTACATGTTCTGGATAACGCCATCTAAACCACGCAGTCAGACGCAATGCAACAGCATGTCTGTTCCCGACTGTACTCCCGTGTAACATTTTTTGTATACAAGGATAATATACTGGGTCAGGAT